ATACTTCCCAGATGTTACTTTGATGAGAAGCGCTGCGCTGATGGTATTCGAGCTCTGAGTTATTACCGATGCGAGTATGACGAGGACAAACGAGTTTATAAAGATCGCCCGCTTCACGATTGGAGCTCACATGGAGCTGATGCGTTCCGATACTTTGCTGTTGCCTGGATCGACAAACGTCATGAAGGCATGACAGGTCCAGCTGTACTCAAGCAAGATTGGAAGGTCTTTTGAGTTGGCTCAAGTATTCCCTCATCGACGAGTGGAAGTTTGATATAGCTGAATGGTATGTGATCTTTGAACATGGTGATATGCCCTGGAAACTTTCCAAATTATTAAAACCAGGGTTCCGTCATGTATGGGCAGTTCGTTGGGATGGCTTCAATTGGATCCGCTTTAATCCAAGGCTTGGAGGGACAGATATTGAGGTATTAGCATTTGGTCCAAAAGATAATATACAAAATGTAGTCAAAGATACTGATTGTAGTGTTATAATCCACGTTAATATTCGGCGCGATAATTCCAAGATCCGGAATCCGTACCCAACATTATGTACGTGTGTTGAACAAATGAAGGCATTATTAGGTATTGGAGGGATCAGAACATGGTGGATTTATAGGCCGTACCAATTGTATAAATGTTTAATAAAGGAGCACCATGGGCAGACGATACAGAGAACCACCTAAACCACCAGCAGTAACAAAAGCTGAAGCCAGACAAGAGAAAGAAGATGCCAAGCTAGATAAACAGATTGAAGCAAGAGAAGATGCTCGTAAACGTAAGAAGCGTGGTCGTGCGAGTTTGATCTCGACGGATGAAAGAGGTATTACTGACACACTAGGCGGTTAACATGGCTAAGTTTAATATTCCCAAAGAACTGGGAACAGTTAAAGAACTACTCGCAAGATATAAAGCTGCAATGAGTCGTAAGGATCCCTGGATTAATCATCTAAGAGAATGCTACGATTATGCTCTGCCGCAGCGTGAGAACTTTTCCCTTCACACTCCAGGTCAAAAGAAGAACGTCGACATCTATGATTCAACAGCAGTCATGGGTGTTCAGAAGTTTGCTTCAAGACTTCAAGCTACTCTAATTCCACCCTGGCGCCAATGGACCAAACTGGTTGTTGGATCTGAGATCGTTGAAGATGAAGATGAAGTCCAGGAATATTTAGATGAAGCCAACGATATTCTATTTGATCATATCAATCATTCAAACTTTGCTACCCAGGCACACGAAGCTTTACTAGATCTCAGCGTTTCAACAGGCGCTTTGATGTTAGAAGAAGCCGAGCCAGGTGGTGATTCATTATTACACTTCACTGCAGTCCCATTGGCAGATCTATTTCCAGAAGAAGGTCCGAAAGGATCAATTGAAACAGTCTGGAGAAAGCATTCAGTTCCAGCCAGGCACATAGAGAGAATTTGGCCTGGTGCTGAACTATCCGATGAAGCTGCAAGGAAAGCTAAAGATAAACCAGATGCCAAGATCGAGTTGGTTGAAGGTACTGTATATGCTCCAAAAGAGAACGCTTACTATCAATGCGTGATCGAACAAGAGCATGAAAAGATTGTATTCACAAGATTCTATGAAGTTTCTCCTTGGATCGTATTCCGGGAAATGGTTGTACCAGGTGAGATCCTTGGTCGAGGTAGAGTAATGCAAGTGCTGCCAGCGATCAAAACAGTAAATAAAGTCAGTGAGTTTTCATTAAGAAATGCAGCTCTGGCTATTTCTGGGATCTACACAGTAACTGATGATGGAGTTATCAATCCATATAACATCAACCTGGAGCCAGGCACAGCCATCCCGGTCGGTTCTAATGACAACTCTAATCCAACATTGAAACCGCTTGAAAGAGCTGGTGACTTCAATGTATCTGAGTTAGTCATGGAGGATCTAAGAGAAAGTATTAATAAATGTCTATTCGCAGATCCTTATGGCGGTATGGACTCACCAACTAAGACAGCCACTGAAATGTCAATGCGTGGTCAAGAATTAGTGATGGATGCTGGATCAGCATTCTCCAGGCTGCAGACTGAGTTTATTGAAAAGATCATTAAGCGATCAGTTTATATTCTTAAAAAGAATGGCAAGCTTGGCGACTTCAAAGTTGATGGTCGTGAGGTAACAATAAAACACACTTCACCATTAGCCAGGGCCCAGGATCAAGAAGATATGTTAGCGGTCCAACAGTACATGGAAATGGCTATGGCCCTTGGACCAGAAGTATTTGCGTTAGGAACTAAGATGGAAGATATGCCGAACTATATAGGTAAGAAGCTTGGTATAGATCAAGAACTGTTGCGTTCATCAGAAGAGAGAGCTGAGATCCAGGCACAAGCCGAGGAAGCAATGCAACAGCAACAAGCACAAGCACAGGAGATGCAAGGTGGCGGAGAGCAGCAGCTGGGATAAATTAGATCTTGATGGTCCAGAGATCCAGAAAGCAAAAGAAATAAATGAAGCTAAGTCGCGTGAAATAGCGGGGCAGTTTCAACAGTGCTTCAATACAGATTCGGGGAAGTATGTCCTGGATCGGTTGAAATCTATTACGATTGATAAACCAGTATTGAATCCAAACTCGACACAATTTAGTGCCGGGATTAGAGAAGGTCAAAACAACATTGTGAGGCAGATCATTGATCAGTTGTCTTTGGCAGATAAAAAATAACTTTGGAGATAAATATGAGCGAAGAAGAAACTTTGATAGACGACACTCCAGTTGAGGAAGCTGCAACTGAAGAAGTAGTTGAATCCACTGAGGTTGAAGCATCAGCAGATGATGGTGAAAGACCAGAGTGGCTGAAAGAAAAATACAAATCAGTTGAGGACCAGGCGAAAGCTTATACTGAAATTGAGAAAAAGCTAGGCGGCTTCACTGGATCACCAGAAGGCGAATATGAAATGACCTTGCCAGAAGGAATTGGCGGTGAATTTGATATGGAAGATCCTCGCGTTGAATGGTTCCAGGCTGCAGCAAAAGAATCCAATATGAGTCAAGAAACATTTTCCGAGATGCTCCATGGTTTTGTGAAGATGGAAGTAGAAGCTAATAATCCAGAAGAAGCAAAAAACATTGAGATCCAGGCATTAGGTAAGAATGCAAATGCCAGGTTAAAAGATCTTGGTGATTGGGGTAAAGGTAATCTCACTCCAGATCAATATGAAGGCTTCAAGGGTTTAGCTACATCGGCTCAAGGTGTTCAAGTTCTGGAAGCTTTAATTGCTAAAACAGCTGAAGGCAAAATGCCAACATCAAATACAGTGAGAGATCCGGGGGTAACAGCTGGTGCTTTAGATGAAATGGTTAAAGATCCTAAATATCAAACTTCACCAGAGTTCCGCAGAGAAGTCGCGGAGAAATACAAATCATTTTATGGAGAGTGAATCATTAACCCGGTATAAAACAAAACCCTATGCTTGGCAAATAGGATGGTTTTGTGCGAGAGATGGCAAACCACATGATCTTGTGTATGCCAAAGAAGAGATACTACAACAATACAATGAGGGATACGAAGCGTATAAAAACTACTCCCAGGTTCACTGCCATTCTAATGAGGTTTAATAGCTCTCATATATTTCTCCGGCTTTATTAGGCAAATAGTGGGATTAGTTACCCTAAGTAACTACTAAAAAAAAGATACAATTTGTTGCACAAGAAACGATTTGTAGCTTATAATCAGAGAAAATCCAACCATTGGACACTTCTTTATAGAACCCAGCCAGGAAGGACTTCGGCCCGCATTAGTGGACACCCGGCAAAAAGGTAATATTAATCTAACTATAAAGGAGGACTTATGTCCGCAAGTTTATCATCAGCTGCCCAGCAGCTATTCGACAGTGAAGTGAAGCATGTGTTTCAATCAGCTGGCGGTCTAAAGGACACTGTAACGAATCGTAATGACGTTATTGGTGATATTTATAAATTCAGAGCAATGGGTAAAGGCCTAGCAAATCAGAAAGCTACTTCAGCTGATGTTGTTGCTATGGGTATTGCTCATTCTTTGATCAGCTGTACTCTAGGAAACTGGAATGCTCCAGAATACACTGATATTTTTGATCAGAAAGAAGTTAACTTTGACGAAAAAACTGAACTTCAGCAAACTATTGCTGGTGCTCTTGGTCGTCGTCGTGACCAACTTATTTTAGATGCAATGGACGCAGCAACTGCGGGTACTACAATTGCCCATGGTTCAGCGGGATTAACTCTAGCCAAGCTTATAACAGCTTCAAAATCTCTCACTGATAAAGGAGTACCAGGTAGCGATCGTCACATCGCAGTATCAGCAGCTGGTCTTGAAGATCTATTAGGTGTTACTCAAGTTACAAGTTCAGACTACAACTCTGTTCGTGCTTTGGTATCTGGCGAGCTAGACACTTTCATGGGATTCAAATTCCACGTAATTGAAACACGCGCGGAAGGTGGACTTGATATTGCTTCAAGTGTACGTGAAGGTTTTGCTTGGCATTCTTCAGCAGTTGGACTAGCAACTGGAATGGAAATCACTGCGAAAGTAGATTGGGTTCCTCAGAAAACATCATGGTTATGTAACGGAATGATGAAAGCTGGTGCTGTTGTTCGCGATGCAGATGGACTTGTTTCTATCAGCTGGCAAGAGTAATTAAGTTGTAACGAATGGTGGTATTCCAATTATGGGGTACTGCCATTTTTTTTAAGGAATAAATTATGGCAACATCAATTGAGATATGTTCTAACGCATTAAATTTGATAGGCCATGGCTCAATCGCTAGTTTCACAGATGGTGGAGCCGGAGCCAATATTGCAGATGCTTTATATGAAACCACTTATAAAGATCTGTTATCACAACATCGATGGCGCTTTGCTTCAGCTAAAGTCGCTTTATCACAGCTAGTAGCTGCCCCAATTAATACCTGGGATTATGCTTATCAGCTTCCGGCTGATTATATTATTGCAACATCAGTTTATCCAAATATGCCGTATGAGATCTATGAAGATAAGATCTATACAAATTCATCCGAAGTATCGCTTGATTATATTTATAAAGCTCCAGAAGCGGAAATGCCCGCTTATTTTCAAAGAGTTTTAGAATACCTTCTTGCTTCAGTCTTTGCTATTGCGATCACTGATAACTCATCTAAAGCAGAAGAGTATCGACGCATGTTTGACTACAATTTAAGACGAGCCAGGTTTACCGATTCCCAGGCCCGACCAACCAAAGCTATTATTGATTCTCCATTTATTGAGGTCCGCCAGTAATGCCAAAGGTTATTACGCTGCAAACTTCTTTTAATTCTGGAGTTTTGGATCCACGTCTTGCGTCCAGGACAGATCTAAAACATTTCTACCAGGGTGCTGAAGAAGCTGAGAATGTAATAACAATGCCGCAAGGCGGAATCAAACGTCGACCAGGGTTTAAATATATTGCTGGTACTGCTTCCAATAATGAAGCACGTTTAGCATCATTTGCTTTTAATATTGAACAAACTTATCTACTGGTATTTACTAATTTAAGTGTTGCCGTTTACAAAGATGGTGTTCACCAGGCAAATGTCACAACACCTTATACAACAGCACAGTTATTTGATCTGCAATGGACACAATCAGCAGACACAATGATTCTGGTCCATGAAGATCATCAACCAAGAAAGTTAGTTCGTGGAGGATCACACACATCCTGGACATTATCAACGATCACTTTAACGAATATTCCTACTCATGACTTTGGATCTGGCGCTGTAGCTGTTTGGTCTGTTGCTCAAGGTTGGCCAAAAAGTGCTACGTTCTACCAGGGACGATTATGGTTTGGTGGATCTAAGACAAGACCGCAGACATTATGGGGATCTAAGACAAATGATTTCTACAATTTTGATGATGGCACTGCCCTGGACGATGAAGGTATTGATGTTACCTTGGACACAGATCAAGTAAACGCGATCACGTCTGTTTATGCTGGACGTCATTTACAAATCTTTACAACTGGTGGTGAATTTACTATTAAAGATGTACCAATTACCCCGGCCAAGGTTGCGGTAAGACGTGAAACTTTATTTGGATCTAGCGCTGTTCCACCAAAAACTATTGATGGATCTGTCATATTTATAGATCGAACAGGTAAGTCAGTCAGAGAGTTTTTATTTTCCTATAATGAGGACTCCTACACGTCTGGAACAGTTTCATTACTTGCTTCTCATTTACTCAATTCCCCGGTCGATATGGACGTTTCCAAAGGTACGTCTACCGACGACGCAAACTACGTTTATTTCGTTAATGGGGACGGCACAGTAGCCGTTTATAACACTTTAAGAGCTCAAGAAGTTAGTGGTTGGACAAAGTGGACTACAACAGGTGAAATAGAGTCAGTTGCAGTGGTTGTTGATGAAGTTTATTTTGTGGTGAAACGAACAATCAATGGATCAACTGTTCGCTACTTGGAGCAATTAGATCCAGATAGTTATACAGATGCAAATAAAACTGTCACTTTAGGATCTCCTGGAACTGCAGTCACTGGATTAGCTCACTTAAATGGTCAATTATCTCGCGTTAGAGCAGATGGCGAAGTTAGAGCGAATGCAACCCCAGCGTCCGGGGCAATCACCCTGGCAGAAACAGGAACAGTTATTGAAGTTGGCCTGGACTACTCAACTACTATTAAAACCATGCCGCTCAATATGGACTTCGATGATGGTCCAACATTAACCAGGAAAAAACGAATTGTAAAAGTCATACCAAATGTTTATCAATCTTTAGGAGTTAGTATCAATGGAGATCGGTTTATAGATCGCAACTTTGGTTTGTCTTTAGATAGCGCACCAACAGCATACACAGGGTTAAAAGAAATGTATTTATTAGGGTGGACGGACTTGGCCCAGGTCACGATTACCCAAACAGATCCAACACCAATGACTGTTCTAGGGTTGGCAATAGAGGTAGAAGCGTAATGGGAATGTTAATGGCAATTATGAGTGCTTCACAAAGTATTCAAGCTGGTCACGCAAAAGAAGATGCGTATAAAAGAGATGCGGAACGTGAAAAATTTGCAGCAAAAGATAAAGAGATCCAAAGAAAGAAACGATTGGTCGCAGCTCTAGCAACACAGAACGCAGTCAGAGGAGCTCAAGGTGTTAGAGCGTTTGAAGGATCCTCACTAAATATGATGAACCAAGACGTTGAAACATTTGAATACGATCAAGATATGGGTGCGGCTAATCTAGCAATGACGACACAATCGTTATTAGAATCTGGAAAAGCTGCCAGGAGATATGGTTATGCAAGCGCAGCAAATACATTATTAGATAGTGCTAGTCGAGTGACAGCGAGAGGATAACTATGGCAGAATTAACAAGATACCAAAGATCGGAAGCTGCCCAGGCAGTACCCACTTCTAAGGCAGCAGCAGATTATGGTTTTTCCCTGGCTGAAAGACTACGATCATTCTCAAATCAACAACATAATCGTGAGGACCAACAAGCACAAATAGAAGGTAAACAAGCTGGATTAACTGCAGCCAGTGGAAAGTTAGGTGGTCTTGATCTCAGTGATAACTCAACAATAAGATCAAGAGCATTTAACGCTGGCGCTCAACTGTCACATGCAGCTCAGATTAAGATTGATATTAATGAGAATGTATCCAGGCTTAACCAAAAATATCAATATGATATGGAAGGATTTCAGACAAACGCTGCTGCCTATAAAGAAGGCTTATTGTCAAAAGTAGATCCAACGATGAGAGCACTGGCTGAAGCTGATCTTAATACTGCTATTTCTACTGGGACTATTAATATTGGCGAAGTTCTTTATAAAAAAGAGCGCTCAGAGCATGTTGCTTCAATAAAAAAAGCAATCACTATTGGAGAAGAGCTAACGCTGCAGTTATCAGCAAATGGTGATATTGAAGGCGCAGACTCTCAGATCGATCAAATTAGAGCAGCAATACAAGAAGGCATCAATCAGAATCTACCTGGTATTGATCAAGCTTACATGGATAGTTACCTAGCTGGGTTAAGTGAGTTAGCTGATAAGGAATTGATCTTTGGTGTATTCAAAAGAGAATTAGAAGAGAATGGTGTCGACGCTGCTGAAGCTGCACTTAAAGCATTTAGCGAATACCAAGATCCATTAATCAATGACAATGGTGATGAAGTAAGTATTCTACCAGCCACTAAAAGAACGATTATTACTGGCATGGAAACACTTATTAATAGAGAGAAGGCTGATCAAAATGCTTTAATTGCAGCAGAGAACGCAGAACATAATGCAAAGAAAAAAATCCTTAAAGATGAGGTTACTGAACACATAAAAGCTTTAGATCTAAATCAATTCCCAGAAACCTTAGAAGATCTTAAAAAACAACTGGTAGGTTTTCCAGAGCTTCAACGCGATCTAGCCAGGGCAGAGTGGGAAGCTGCTAATGCTAAAGTCTTTATGACAAACACTCCAATAGGTATGCAGTACCAGATTGCTGAATTAAATAAAGAGAAAAATCTTTCTCCAGACAAGGCTCAGTTATTAGAGCGAATGAAGGCAATTTATGCAGACACAACAAGTAGGATGGAAACAGATATTCTTGATTTAGCTGTCGAGCAAGGCATTATTAGTGAGTTATCAATTCTTGATTGGACAGATGGAAATGCTATAAAAGATAGAGTCTTGCAGTATAGAACAGCACAAGGTCATTACGGAACTTCGGGCGGATCTCCCTTAACTGAATTAGAAAGCACTGAATTAGTAAAGCTGATGTCAGATCCAGAAACTTCAGCCATAAGTAAGCTGAATTTGCTAAGAGTTATTAACGAAGGATTTGGTGATGCTTCTTCGGATCTATTTGAAGATCTATTTGATAAAGCTGCACCAGAGTACATTATGGTTGGCGAGTTAATAAATGAATCAACAGCTAGTGGAAATGTACGGCTACTGAATATTGGTGAAAATATCTTATTAGGTATGGAAGCTATTGAAAAAGGCATAGTCGATGTAGATCCAGATCTTAAAGGAATAATTCTGAATACATTAGGTAATGCTGCGGGTGAAAATCCAGATTACACACAAATGGTTATTGAATCTGCAATGGCTTTATATGTCAATGAGCATAAAGGAAACACAGACGTCACAGTGGATATGGAAAAAGAAGTTGAGAAATATATAACGCAACTTACAGGTGGTGTATTAGAGATCAATGGTACAAAAATAATTGCACCAAAAAGAGGTATTACTGAAGAGATGTTTGAAGAGCGTCTTGATGGACTAAGGCGAAATGATCTTAATGCAATGGGTGGTGTTGATCTTAGTCGTTATACAACTGCAGTAGCACTAGAAGAAGCTAAAGATGGCAGATTTATTAGTGTAGGCCAAGGTAAGTACGTAATTGTTATTAATGAAGGTCCTCCAGCAGAGCTATTAAGAAATAAACATCACGAAACATTTGAATTTACTTATGACACTTTAGCGGGAGATAAAAAAACCTGGCATGAAGATGGGTTTGTTGTGGATTATAAAAAATTGGATGAAGAAAAAGCTGCTGCTGATGCTGCTAAAGTTGCTGCCGAAGAAGCTGCCGAAGAAGCTGCCGAAAAAATTAAACAAGAGAAATATGAAGAAAAAGCCGAACAACAGCTTTTAGAATCAGAAGAGAGATTGAAAGCGGGCGAAATGAATGAGTCTGTAAGTGCAATAATTCAAAACATAGAAGATGCTAAAGCTAAAGAGGATGAAGCGCGACTTCTGAGTCAAAAATTAAAAGAAGCTAAGAAAAAAGAAAAAGAAGCTAAGAAAAAAGCAGAGGCAGATGCGAAAACAGCAGCACTTTTAAAAAGGAAAGCAGAGCTTGAAGAACATCAAAAAAAATTAAAAGCAGAAATTGCAAAATTAGCTGCATCTGAAGCCAAAAAAGAAAAAGAGCAAGAAGAAAAAGTTAGGAAAAAACTAGCTGAAGCAAAAGCTGCATTAGAAGCTCTTAAAGCGGATGAGAAGTAAATGGGTGTACTAGATTCCGGATCCCGCGATTACTTAAATAGAACCAATTTCTATAGTGACAAAACTCCTGGTGTCGCTGGTCTTGAAACAACATTTAAAGATAACTTTACAGCGTCTGCAGAAAGTTTCGCATTTCACTTCAAATCAACTTCTGAGAGTGAAGTTATGGGTGAGTTGATTAATAGTCAATTAGATTTAATTTATCAAGAACAAAATCCAGATATACGCTTTAATCCTAAAGTTGCAGCAGAAGGCCAAGCACCAACAAAAAGAGATACAACCTTACTAGAAAAACTTGCTATTGCCCCATTTGCGATACCTGTAATGGCAAACGCTATGGGTAAAGGCGCTTCGTGGGACGACTTTGGTTATGAAGGAAAGAAGAAATATTTTAAAGATCTAACTCCAATGATCCTAGATCTGCAAGAACAATTTCCAAATTCACAAATTAAAACCTGGGATCAAATTATGAATGAAGCCAGGAATGAATCTCAAAGATTAAAAGAAGTATTATCACAAGTGTCAAATAACAGAACTTGGAGTGGAGTAGCTGGCATGCTCACAGGTGTTATGAAAGAAGCACTTACAGATCCTTTTGTTCTAGCTTCACTACCTCTGGGTTGGAAAAAAATTACAGGTGGTACAAAATCATTAAATGCGCTGAAAGCATTCTATACAGAATTTTTAATTGGTGCTGGATCTGAAACTCTTATACAACCTTTTGTGATGGATTGGTCAGCCAAATTAGAAACCCCCTGGGTTTTAAAAGATGCAGTTGTAACCATAATGACTGTTGGTGGATTTGCTGGAGTTACCAGGGCAGCTGGTAGTTATGTAGTTGATTTAGTAGAAGCTGGAAAGGCAGCTAAGAAATTAAGAGCTCAAGGTGAACACGTAAAAGCAGATACCCTGGAGAATTATATTGATCTGTTTAATAATGCTCCAACAGCAAGAACTGTTTTAGATCAAGATATTCAATTAAAAGCTATTGATGATATGCAAAAAGCTATTGATTCTGGAAGAGTGGGTGAGGAATTAAACGTCGAAATAGAAAGAATTGCAAAAGAGTCTGGTTTAGATTTAGATCTCCCAGTATTAAGCAAAGAAGTATTAGAAGATATAAAAAAGAATGCTAGTTTTAACCAGGGCAAGAAAATCGGTGTTGCCGATGGTAAAGGTTCTTTAGAGCCTAACTTACTCAAATTAATTAACAGTCAACATGGTTCAGAAGCTGTAGAAAGATATATTAAAGAAGTATTTGAAGTAGCAAAAACAAATGTAAAAAATAGCACAAAAAGTGAAAAAGACAAAGCTAGGTTGACAAAGGCTTTGGAAGAGCAACTTGAGCGAGAATTAGTAGATGTGCGCGAAAGAATAACTAAAGTTGATGGCAAGCCAGAAGTTATAAAACCTAAAAAAGTTATTTATCATGGAACAAATACAAAATTTGATGAGTTCGATTTAGAAAAAACTGCGGATGGAACTGTTTGGTTTACAAGCAATAGAGAAAAGCTTCAGTCTGGCCAATATGATGGTGTCGGATCATCAAAATATATTGTTGAAAGAACAATTGATGAAGATCAATTAAAGCTTGCTGATTGGGATATGTACGATAAACATAGCACTCAAGAGTTAATGGATATGGGTTACGATGGGTTAAGGCTAGTTGACAAAGATGAAATAACTTACAGAATATTTGATCCTACAAAATTAGGAAGAGTAGCAAGCACTACACCAGAAATTGGCAAACCAGTTAGGCTGCAAGATCTTGATGAATCTTCTATACAAAAAGCTGAATTTGAATTTAGATCTCAACAAAGAAAATCTAATTTTAGTGTTGAGGAATATCATAAAAAAGCAAAACCATTACAAAAACAGTTTGAAAAAATTGGCAAAGAAATTGCTGAAGATCTAGGAGATGCTGTTTTATTTTTAAGTCCAGGCATAAAAAAATTAAAAGATGTTAGAAGAAAAGTAAAAGATAAATACAGAGGAAAAACTGGACGACTAACTGATGTTATAAGAATGGGTTTTGCAGTTAAAGATTATGCTGATACTGTCAAAATAATTAAAACAATAAGTCACAAGTATGAAATTTTAGATGAAGGCTTTGTAATGAATGGAGCTGGATATTTTGATCATAAATTAATAGTCCGTTTTAAAAATGGACAAATTGGTGAAATCCAGATGTGGGAGCCACATTTATTAGCAGCTAAAGAAGGTAAAGAATATGTAGATGATCTATTTACCAAAGATATGAAAGAGTTTATATCTGACTTTGACGTGCCTTTAAGAAAAGATAGTGGTCACGATATATATGCAAAACAAAGAGAATTGTTAGTAGATGGAGTATTACCGCCTAAGAATAAAAAGAAAGATGCTGAGCTAGCTAAAAAACAATTTAAGCTTTATTCTCGTGCCAACCATTTTTCAAAGACTTCATGGAAAACAGCTTTAGATAGAGTTTTACCAGAATCCATTACATCAAGAGGTGAAACCGGCACCCAATTACCTGGAAGATCTGGATCGTCAATTGTAAATGCTAATAAAGATCCATCTGGTGGTCCTACGACAACTGCCGGGAAGCCTTCCCAATTGAACCAATCAACTACATCTTCATCATTAAACATAAATTCTACCTCTAAGAATATTATAACAGGTGATACAGAGCGTATCTTATCAAATGATCCCGAATTGCCAAGAATCATGGACGAAGAGGTCATTGAAGCACAGCGCATTATTGATGAAGCTGGTGATGAATTTGAGATCCCATTTACTGCAATTGATGATCTCGGTAATGAAACTACTGTTATTCAGTCAGTCAAAAAAGTCTTTAACGATTTAGATGAAGAAAAGAAACAATTAGATGCTCTTAATAAATGTATGGGGAGGGCAGCATAGTGGCTACTTTAATTCAATGTATTAATGAAGGGCAAGCTGCTAATACTCTCCCAGAAGAGCTTGCAGTAGAATTAGGTGGATCTCTTGACAAGTTTATTGCTAAATATATTAAAGAAGGTTTAGATCCAGGAGCAGCCAAGAGAATGGCACAAAAAGATGTCATTGACGCTAAGATGTCTGAGCTTGCATTAAGGCGACGTCAAAAAGCATTACAGATCATTAAAGTAAAAGAAGCTATAGATGCAGCTGAAGCTCATCCTAAAAGTTTTAGACGAGGGATTGTTTCAATTATTACTAAAGATCTTCAAGATATTTTAAGTGAAACAAATATTGATCTAAGAGCAAACACAATTCTAGGTCAATTCCACATGAAGATCGCCAGAGGTATGGAAGCCTTTAGAACAAAAACGCTTGGATTGCGCCAGGATAAAGCGGGCATGAGAGATGTTGTTCGTGAAATAGAAGGCCATAACACAGGTAATAAAACAGCCAAAGAATTTGCAGAACAGATTGCAGAGGTATTTGAAGATGCCAGGATTCGTTTTAATCGCTCGGGTGGTAATATTAGAAAATTAGAGAACTGGTTTCCTCACTGGTGGGATCCTAAACTTATAGCAAAAATAAGCAAAGAAGATTTTATTAATCAATTTGGATCTAAGCTAGATCGAGAAAGAATGATTAATCATCTTGGCATTCCAATGGATGATGCTGAAATAAGGGTTTTGTTAGGTAACGCTTACGATGATATAAAGACCAATGGTTTGCATAGTATGGAACCTACTATGGGTGGCGGGGGAACAAAGCTTGCTAATAGACACCAGGAACACCGAGTATTAGTATTTAAAAATGTAGATGATTGGCTAGATCTAAATGACTCTTATGGACGTCCAGATCTATACACAACAATGATGGACCATTTATCCAACATGAGTCACCAGATCTCCATGTTAGAAGTATTAGGTCCAAATCCACAAGCTACCTATAACTATTTAAGAACCATGGCACAAAAGAAAGGAGCTTCTGAGCCTGGACTTGCTTCACTAGATGCTTTATGGAATGTTGCGTCTGGCAAGGTTAATAACACTGTATGGGTTGCTGGTGCTGATTTTATGAAAACGACCAGGAGTTTATTGGTAGCTGCACAATTAGGTGGAGCATTCCTATCTTCTTTAAATGATCCCTGGATCGCCAGAATGACTGCCAAGATGAATGGTATTCCAGTAATGAAAGTATTTTCAGAAGCGCTGCGTCAATTTAATCCAGCCAGTAAAGCGGATCGAATAGCAGCTGTTGAAATGGGTTTGGTTGCTGAAGCTTGGACAACTCGCGCCCTGGCAGCCAATAGATTTACGGAATTAACTGGTGCTGACTTTGCAGCCAAAGCAGCTGATTTTACGATGAGAGCTTCCCTTCTCTCTCCCTGGACCGACGCATTAAGAAAAGGCTATGGCATGGCTACCTTTTCACAAATGGCAAAAGACTCTACGAAATCATTTAAAAATCTACCAAAGAAACGTCGAGAAGCTTTAGAGAGATACAGAATTACTTCAGAAGAATGGGACATGATTAGAGCCACTGAAGCTATTAATCATAAAGGGGCAAAGTATTGGTCCATAGAAAATTTATTAAAACGAGAAGATCTTGATCCAAAAGTAAAAAATACATTAACTTCAAAAGTTCATGAAATGGTATTAGGTGAAGTTGATCATGCAGTTTTAATGCCAGATTTTAGATCTCAAGCAATTGCTACCCTGGGAGCAAGAAGAGGTGGTTTAGGTGAAGTAACCAGGACAGTAGCTATGTATAAGTCATTTCCAGTTCTTATGATTACTAAGCAACTTTATAGAGGAGCTTCACAAAGAGCTTTAGGTAGCAAGTTACAATACTTAGCAGAGCTATCAATTGGGTTGATGGTGTTTGGTGCTATTGCGCTCCAGGCTAAAGAAATAGCTAAAGGAAGAAACCCAAGAGATATGACCGATCCAAAGTTTTGGGCAGCTGCACATCTTCAAGGTGGTGGCCTTGGTATCTTTGGTGATTTCTTACATTCAGATCAATCAAGGTTTGGAAGTAGCTTTACAAAAACATTAGTCGGCCCAGGATTTGGATTAGTTGATGATCTTGCGAAATTAAGTATAGGTAATCTACAAAAATTTGTTTCTGGTAAAGATACAAATATTAGCGCTGATATGATACAATTCCTACGACGTTATACACCTGGTAGTTCGGTGTGGTATATAAGAGGAGTCTATGAACGTGCTATTTTAGATCAATTACAAAAAATGATGGATCCTAAAGCATACAAGAAATTTAGGAATCAAATGAAGAAAAGACAAAAAGATTATGGACAATCTTATTGGTGGAAGCCAGGATCGGCTACACCAGATAGTGCGCCAGACATGACACAAACAGGAGTTTTATAAATGGCAACATTAACAGTAGGTGATATAACCCCAAGAGCTCAGTACACTGCTACCGCTAGTCAGACGACATTTGCGTATGCTTTTCCAATATTTGTTAATACGGATATAAAAGTATATATTGGATCAACACTTAAAACACTAACAACCCATTACACTGTTACTGGTGCTGGAACGTCAAATGGAGGAAATGTTGTCCTGGGTACTGGCGCTTCAGTTGGAGAGATTGTAACGATCTATAGAGATGTTCCAGTATCAAGAAGTTCTGATTACCAAACTGGTGGAACCTTCCGCGCTGAAACATTAAACGACGATCTGGATAAGGTTGTCATGATGGCCCAGCAATTAGAAGATCAAGTTAATAACAATACTTTAACTGTTGATCAGTTTGATGATACATCTATAGATCTAACGCTTCCAGTTAAAAATACACGTAAAGGAACAGTCCTGGGATTCAATGCAACAACAGGAGCTCCAGAAGCTGGACCAACTATTGCGAATGTTAATAGTCTTGCAGATATAACAACAAATATAAATACAGTAGCTGGAATTGCTGCTAATGTGACCACTGTTGCTGGAAACAATGCAAACGTATCTACAGTAGCTGGCATAAATGCTAACGTATCTACAGTTGCTGGCATAGCTTCTAATGTAACAGCTGTAGCTGCAGATGCTACCGATATTGGAGCTGTTGCTGGAAAAGCGACAGAGATCGGAAGATTAGGTACTGCCGATGCTGTGGCTGATTTAGCTATTTTAGGAACCGCGGATGTAGTCGCAGACCTTAATACTTTAGGAACTGCTGATGTCGTAGCGGATCTAAATACATTAGCTACCGCAGACGTAGTTAGTGATCTAAATACATTAGGTACCGCGGATGTAGTTTCAGATATGAACACCCTAGCTTCATCTTCTAATGTAACCAATATGAATACCCTAGCTGGTATTTCTGGAAACATAACAACTGTTGCGGGAATTTCTTCTAACGTAACTTCAGTTGCTGGAAACGCTACTAACATAAATGCAGTTGCAGCTGATGCTACAGATATTGGAGCAGTTGCAGCCAAGGCAACAGAAATTGGAAGATTAGGAACCGCAGACGCTGTAGCAGATCTTGCAATATTAGGTACTGCAGATGTTGTATCTGATATGAATACTTTGGCGACTGCCGATATAGTTAGTGATATGAATACCCTGGCTAACTCTGACATTATTTCTGATTTAAACACATTAGCTACTTCAGACATTGTTAGTGATATGAATACCCTGGCTACCAGCTCTAATGTAACCAATATGGATACAGTCGCTACTAATATTTCAAATGTAAATACAGTAGCTGGAATTAACTCAAATGTAACCAGCGTTGCTGGTGCTTTAACAAACATAAATACAACAGCTACCAATATAGCTGACGTTAATAGTTTTGCTGAAAAATATAGAATAGCTGGCTCTGCTCCTACTTCATCTTTAGGTGAGGGTGATCTATGGTGGAACTCAACATCTCACGAATTAAGAGCTTATAACACTGGATCAAGCACTTGGGCAGCAACCGCACCTTCAGCAGCTAACCAAGCAAACATTGATATTGTGGCTGGTGACCTTGTTTATTCTGAAGATTTAGGTTCTATTGCAGTAGCGGTTACTACAGGTTCTGGTAACTCAATATCGACTGTTGGAAATGCGATAACGAATGTCAATACAGTAGCTACTAATATTGCTAATGTTAATCTTGCTGGTGGATCAATTGCAAATGTAAATACTGTAGGAGGAGCAATAGCCAATGTTAATTCTGTTGCTGGTAATGCTACTAATATTAATGCTGTTGCAGCAGACGCTAGTGATATTGGTGCTGTAGCTGGAAAGGCAACTGAAATAGGTAGACTCGGAACAGCTGCTGCCGTAGCCGATTTAGCAATTTTAGGAACTGCCGATGTTGTAACCGATCTTAATGTTTTAGCAACAGCAGATGTAGTAACCGATATGAATACATTAGGTACAGCAGACAATGTAACTAATATGAATACTGTTGCTGATTCAATCGCTGATGTTAATCGATATGCTAATGAATACACAATAGCTTCTTCTGCCCCAGGGAGTCCAAGTGAAGGTGATCTGTGGTACGACTCAACGAACAATGTATTGAAATACTATACAGGATCTACTTGGGGAACTATTAGTGCTGGCATAAGTGATGTGGCTTCAGATACCACACCACAATTGGGCGGTGCTTTAGATGGTCAGAATAACAACATGACTAATATAGGAACCATTTCGGGTTCTAATTTACAACTTGACTTTGGAGGTCTATAAATGAGTAAACTTTTACAACTAAGAGGCGGAACGACCTCCCAGCACTCTTCGTTCACAGGAGCTGTTCGAGAAGTAACAGTTGATACAGACAAAGACACTTTAGTAGTCCATGATGGTTCTACTGCTGGTGGCTTTGCTTTACCTAGAACTGGTGCTGAAATAGTAGCTCTAGTCGAAGGGACTTCAGATTCAAACACATTTACAGATGCTGATCATACTAAGTTAAATGGTATAGCTGCAAGTGCAAACAACTACACTCACCCAAACCATTCTGGAGAGGTGACATCGACAGCAGATGGAGCTACTGTAATAGTAGATAACATTGTAGATGAAGCTAATTTAAAGATTTCAAATGCTGGTAGCAATGGTCAGTTTCTTAGTAAGCAATCGGGCGATACAGGTGGCTTAACTTGGGCCACAGTAACAATGGAAGATTTTATTCCTAATGGTACTGTTATGTGTTTCTTCCAATCAGCAGCACCAACAGGATGGACAAAATTAACATCCCAAAATGATAAGGTACTAAGAGTTGTTTCGGGAACTGGAGGTGGAACTGGAGGTGTTTGGGCAACAGCTAGTGGATTAACAACAGACTCTCAAGGCGCTCACACGCATACTTCAGCAGCACATACTCACACATCAGCTGCCCATACTCATGGAGGTGGATCTTTAGCTGCTGGTGCTCATACATTAACAATAAGTGAGATGCCTACTCATGGACACCCTTTTAGGATTCATCCAGGCAGTAGTAATATGCACAGTGATGGTGGTTTCTTACAGTCACACCAAATACATGGCGCTTATCTAGCTTCACGAACTTCTACTGAAGGCCCGCACACAGGAGCTGCGAGTGATTCAGTTAGAATTGGTGGACAGGGTGGAAGTAGTTCTCACTCACACAGCTTATCGGGAACTTCAGCATCAACAACCCCAGGAGCTTCGGGTTCAACTACTCCAGGAGCTACTGGCTCGGCTGGAGCACACACACATACAATAACTGCACCAGCATATATTGATGTAATTATTTGTAGTAAAGACGCATAGGAGATAGTATGACAACATTAACAATAATTAAAGATGACAAAACAGTAATAGTAGATGGTGAGTCGTTAACACTTGATGCAGTTGTATTAGCATCAAATGTTCACGCAGTACAGTTTGATGGTACGAATGGTGAGATTGAATATAATGATGGCACACCAAATGAAGCTATAACAAGCATCGCTGCTTATTCCACCATTACAGACGATCACGCAACCAAAAAAGCAGCATTAGATAAGGATGAATCGGATGCACGAGATGTTCTTTTAGCAGAAGCAGAAACTTACAAATGGAAGAGAGAGCAAGAATATCCCGATTGGCACGAACAATTTGATGACATTTATCATAATGGTATTGATGGATGGAAGGCTTCAATTAAAGTAATTAAAGATAAATACCCTAAACCAGATTAATCTTTAGTAACTCGGGGAGGGTGAGAGCATGTTTCAGAAAAAGAAACCAATAAAAATTGAGTTTGTAAGTAGGATAAAAGGTGTAGCAGAGATGTTTCCTATACTAGAAGCTAGTCAGTACAAGCGAAAGTGGGTTAATACTGCAATGGCTAACTACAAAGAAAATCGTCAAGAGATGCAAAAGCAGACTCATGTTGTGCGATGCCCAGGCATCTTTTCATTATTAAAGCGAGGTTATATTATTACTTCTTGGTGTGATGTTTCTATAACAACTAAAAAAGGCCAAGAAGGATTTGATTGGAAATTACCAATGAAAGCAGACCATGAGGGTATGTATGATGTACCTCCTATTGATGCTCAATTAGATGATTTAGCAAAGTGGATTCCTAAACGAGATGGACAGATAAAAACTCTTGTAAAGATTAATTCACCTTTAAATGTTATTGCACCAAAGGGAGTAAAGTTTTTAATTTTACCTGTACCTTATCCCGACCAGTTTGACTTTGAGTGTGCAACTGGAATTTTAGATCCAGCAGAATCAATTGAATTAAATGTACAACTAAATTGGCACAAAGAAGATGGTGAAGTAATAATAAAAGCTGGAACTCCTCTTGCCCATTTAATTCCTCTTTACGATAGTGAAAGAGAAGTAGAGATTATCAATAGAGATGCTACTGAAAAGGAACTTGAATTTATAAAAAAAGTAAATAATATAAACGCTTTTACTTTTAGTCCAAGCATACACAAGTTTAGACACAGAATGAAAAATATGTACGCAAATTACTTTTTGGATTAGATTATGCCAAAGGGAAAGAATGAGTTAGAAGTAGAATTTACTTGTCCACTAGGAAGCGAATGTGAAGAGATACGTGATAATAAAATTTATAGATGTATGTGGTACACCAAGATGGTTGGTTTAGATCCAAACACAGGTGAGCACGTAGATGATTGGTCTTGTGCTATATCTTTTATGCCAATGTTACAAGTTGAAATGTCTAATACTAATAGAAGTCAATCAGCAGCACTTGAATCTTTTAGAAATGAAACAGTAAAAGGACAAGCTGAATTTAATAAATTAATAAGTAGTAAGGTTATGCCTAAAGGAATTGAATA